TCCTCTAACGCCTTAGTTGCTTTTCTTGCCATGGCACAATGTTACCTGTCAAGTAATATGTTATAGATCTCATCGACTCGCGTGTTGAGTCTTTTGATCTCATTGAGCAGATGTGTAATGACATAGCCTGCAAGACCACCAAACACGCCTAGGCTTGCTATGTAGAATGTGAAGAAGTCTGTTTGTGTCATGCTCCAACGCCATAATCTTTAGAGTTCTTGCTTGCCCACTTTGTCGCAGGCGCAGCTAGTGCACCTATAACGATTGCATACTGTGGAGCCATGTCTGTAAGTAGGGCTACTCCCATGGTAACGGCTGAGGCTAAAACGGCTAAGCCGTAATCCTTCAATGCCTTCTTTTGCTTGTCATTGATCTTTATCATTAGTCTCCGCCTAACATAGATACTTGAAAAAAAGCCCCATCATTGTCAGCTTCTTTTTTAAAGCTGAAATGTGCGTGCTTCGTGTGTTTGTTAGCCCCTGTGTATTTTCTCCATTTCCAGTTAAGGACTTTGGAGCAAATCCGTCCATCAAAAATGATGTAACTAATACGCTTCTCTGATTTAGACTTGCAAGCGGCACGAAGCTGATCTGCAAGATCTGGCATGATGTCTGGTTTCGATCCCTTAAATAGGTCACGATCGACATCGATGGCACGAACCCAACCATTAACATCTGGGTTATGATCCGATACGCGATGAGCGTGTCTTCTATCACCGATCCAACCATCCGATGCGCGGTCACGATCTGGGAACGAGTCATCGATCTGCTCTCGTAACTGGATCGCAGCTTTAGATAGTCGGTAATTCATGAGGAGGCACTATCCATTGGCAAGTTTGGTCATCAAAGCCTGTTGCGTTGTCTGGCTCTGGAGCAATAAAAGCATCACGATCTGCATCGTATGTATAACCTACGCCAGCATAATTCTTGCGATAGTTGCCGTTGTAGGAAGTGCGCTTGCAGACTTGTCCTCTAAAATTGCCGTACCAAGTTTCAGGATCTAGTCCTTCAATTAACTCAGTCTCGTCAATTCCAACAATAACTTCTGTGACAATATTGTTGTCATCCAAAAATGCGTAATGTGCCATTATGAGAAACTCACATTTCCTGTACCAGCTGTAATTGATGTGACCTTGAAAGCTCCATCTGTTGTAGTAGATGATGTTAACCCTGCACCGACAGTTATGTTAAATCCAGCAAGGTAACGCAAAATTACAATTCCACTTCCACCATTACCCGATGTGCCGCTTTGTGAGTTACCGCCACCACCACCGCCTGTGTTGGCTGTTCCACTAGTAGTACCACCGGAATTCCATTTGTTACCGTTACCGCCGCCACCGACTCCACCTGTGCCACCGTTACCGCTTGCACCGTTACCGTTACCACCACCACCGCCGCCAGAATAACTGACAGATGATCCAGTAATGGCTACTGCTGTTCCTGCTCCACCATTGCCGCCATTTTGGGCATCTCCGTTAGATCCGTTTCCTGTGTCTCCACCGCCACCGCCGGATGTGTAATAAGGAATAGTAAAACCACCTACTCCGTTACCATCTCCACCATTGCCGCCTGTGCCATCGCCTGTTCCCTTACCACTAGCGTATCCGCCGCCACCGCCGGAGCCGTTTGTTGCGTTTCCGTTTAGACCACTATTTGAATCGGATCCGCCACCGCCCCCCCATCCAGCTGTAATGGTAGAAAAGACAGAGTTATTGCCATTATTTCCACGAGTAGCAGAGTTAGCAGTTACACCTGCGCCACCTGCTCCGACAGTACATGTGTAATTTGTGCCAGCAGTTAAATCTAAAATAGTGCCACCAAAGTTAGTGACAAGACCACCTGCTCCACCGCCACCAGCGTAGCCGCCGCCCGCACCACCACCAGCGACTACTAAATAAAAAGCAGATGGTGGTGGATTAAAAGTTGCAGCACCAGCAGTAATTGCACCAATCATTATGCAACGCCACCAATAACTGTCCAAGCATTTGCAGCAGTTTTAATTGCTACACCTGCTTTGTACTGTCCAACAGTAGGCGCGGCAGGTGTTGCTCCAGCACTTGTGATTGTTGTTGTGCCAGAAGTAACTGCATTGATAGTCAATAATCCTGCACCTGTGTTGAGGATAGTCACTGCTGTACCTACTGGAAAATTGTAGGTCGCATCCGTTGGAATACTTACTGTCTTTGTTGATGCATTAGTCGTAAGTACTAATACCTGATATTGATCAGTAGCAGCTAATGTGTATGTCGCACCTGATTGGCTATTGAGAGTAAAGGCCACCAAGCCATTAAACATAGCCGCCGATAGGACATCGCCTGTTGCTGCTGGAAATCCTGTTGCCATTTATTGCTCCTTTACCATGCTAGACGAGATACGCCTAGGATACCGTATTCTGTGTTCCCAATGATGAAACCATCGGTTATTGGCTCCATCGTGGTGAAAGTAGTAAACCAGCTAGTCGGCTGGATGTCGTGAGCTACGCCCTGAACCTGTATGGTCTTTGTGATCGTATCGCCATTAGGCTGAATGTTAGAAATGGTCACATTGCTAAAATAATCAAGGGTTAGAGCTGCTGTGACACCTGCTGTGTATGAGGGAGTAGATAGGTCAAGGGTCATCGAGTCAATGCGAATCGTGGTGTCCTTGCGACTGTTCACATAGGTAGTAGCCAGATTCATGGCTTCCTCGTCTGTAGCAATAGGCAGGTTTTGTGCGCTAGTGCTGTGTAGGAAATAAGTGTCTACGCTCGCGGCATCTGTGTGGCTCTGCACATTAGTGCTGCCGTATCGTTGGATGTTAGCTTGGTTGATGATGAGCTTGTCATCGAATGCAAATTTGATGTTAGCGTAAGGAATGCCGCCTGTTTGATTAAATACGGTAGGCGTATCGTCTAGGCTTTCGATAGTGCTAGAGCGACTCTTAAAGATCGCGTTGCCATCTGGACTCATGTAGAACGCGCCTAGCTCGCTGAATTCAGCAGCGCGAATAGCAGATAGAGCCACGCGAGACTGACCAGAATCTGCCGAACAGATGGTGTCACCTGTATCGATGTTACGCATTGAGTTAGGCCATGAGAGCTCTGAGAGAATGCGATTGATCCGAGTGCCTGTGTCTTGCCCTGCTCCGGCATCGCTTACTGTTGAAATTGCTGCAAGGTTGAAGATCTTGAAAGCATCGTAAGACACGATAGTTACATAGCCGATTTCCTGCCCTGTTGGGTAAGTGTATCTATACTCGGATGTGTAGCCTGAAAATAGATAATGAATATTGCCCAAGTAAGTAGCAGTGATCTGAATCTTGCGTAAAGGTTTTAGATAGCCATAGATCGGAGAGCTTGTATTCTGTGGATTAAAGTCACCATTAGGATCTAGAATCTTGACCGATGCTGTTCCAGCGTTATAACTATCAGTCATTAAATCACGACCGCGCCTAATTGCTACCTGTGTGGTCTGTGCAGAGTAGTCAATAATCAAAGCCTGCGCGTTGCTTCCTGCAAGTTCAGAGACACCAAGGATACCTTTGACAGCATCACCAATAGTAAATGGATACCCATAAGTAGGGCCATCACTAAAGTTAATTGTAACTCCGATGGTTGCTGGAAGTGCCATTAAATAGCAACCAATCGATCAATAGGGCCAATGATTTGTAAATTGCCGCTTGAAGCAGAATTGTTTGTCGCATCGATAATTGCTTGCTTTAGATCTTGATCTGACATAACAGTGCCTTGAACGGTTACATCGATGTTATTGATTGTAGTTCCACCTGCTCCACCGCCGCCTGCACCTGCGGGTGGCAAGCCGCCAATATTGCCTGTGATACCCATAGAAGCTGCTCCCTGTGCAGCATAACGCGCACCTGACAAAGCCTGAGCGAATGATGCCCCACCAAGCAGACCCATAGCCAATGAGTTTTGTGCAATGGTGCTTGTCAATTCAATAGATTGATCATTGATTTCAATTAGAGCGCGTTGAACACCATCTAGCCCGATTTCCCAAGCAATGAAAGGATTACCCGCATCCATGGCATAAGTTTCTTCTAGGACTTCTTTAAGTTCTACTACCTTGCCTTGGATCTCATTAAGCAATCTTGTGTACTTCTCAATGTCCTCGATGTTTTCTTCCTGAATAGCCTTGAGAAGCATCAACCGAATTCTTTCTTCTTCGCTGATCTTGCCTTGAAGGGCTGCTTGGATCTGGATCTTCTGGATGTCAAAGATTGCTTTGGCTTTGTTAAGTTTTAATTGATCCTTGGATATTTTAAGTGTTTCTTTAGCAACCTTGGCTTGCTCTTTTGTGAGCTTGGTAGACTGCTGGGATTGACCCGAAATTGTCATTGGAGTGGTAAAAGGTCTTGGTGCGGTTCTAGAAGCTGCGCCCAATCGAGTAATTGCCCCTAATGGGCCAGCAGATAATGAACGCTGAAATGGTGTAAGCAACAAAGCAAGTAAAGACTTTGTTTCTCCATTTAGTTTAAATGTACCAATTTGTGATAAACCACGCAAAAAGTCGGCTGCGCCAAGTGCGGCTCTTTCCATATCATTCGCTAAGTCATCAACAGCAGTATTGCCACCAAGAGTCTTTAGAGAATCGATGATCCCAGTACCAATAATCTCTTGAACATTAGCAGAAGCAACTGCAAGTTTGTCCATTGAGCCTTGGAAGGTATTGGCTGCTGCTGTTGCCGAACCCTTAAAGGTAGATGCTAAATCTGTGGTTACTTCATAGAAAGACTTAGTTTTAAGATCTGCCTTTGATATACCTACACCCAAGCGAGAAAGTGCTGTGTTATTTCCTAAATATGCACGACTTAACGCGGCTGTTACTTTGCCTAAGTCATTGCCGGTGGCAGCACTAATATCTAAAGCAAGATTGAGAAGTCTTTGTGTCTCGGCTGTATCGCGTGTGGCTACTGCTAAACCTTGGTATGCAGGGCGCAATTTATCATCAATGATTCCAAATTCGCTTTGGAGTCTTTGGATGAATCCTTCTGCACTAGCGGCATCTCGCTCTAATCCGACATTCTTTAGAGCTAGTGCTAATTGTTGCTGTGCCTTTTGATCTTCTGCCGCTGCCTTGACTGCTGCCTTGCCATAAGCCAAAACTGCGGTAGTGCTAAACGCTAAACCAAAAGCACCTGCTAGTTTCTTGACATTCTTGGTAAGTTTATCTGTGGCGGTATCAGCTTGCTTAAAGGCTTTATTGCCTACGAACTCCGCTGCAATATCAATCAATACATTAGCCATGATTAGCCTCTCGCTCTTGCATTAAGTCTATCTGCTGCTTTTTTAATAGCCGCCAATACTGCTTCTCTAGCCTTGCCATTGTTTTCTTCGTAGGCGCGGAATAAGGCGCGACCTTCCATCTTGCCATCACCCTTCATAGGTGACGAATACTTATCCTGCTGATTTTGCACAAAACGACTTGATGGGGTTTTACGACCCATAGTTTCGTAAATTGCTCCAGCTGCGCTTTTATTGAATACGCGAGCAAGGGATCTAAACCCTCTGCGGTTAGGCTTTGATGGTGTGGTTTTATAGCCAATGCCGGACTTTACGATTCTAGCGTTGTATGTAGGAAAGCGAGCCTGCGAGTTATCTCTAGGCAACCATCCGCTTAATACTTGTCCATCATCTGGCAGATACCCTCTAGCAGCCTTTGTAATAGGTTTTAAGGCTGCTGCAACTTCTTTGGGTAATTCTTTAGCCAAGTCGGGGCTAAACTTGCGGAGAGCCTTACGGAGTTCAATGCCGCCCTTTACGCTTGCTGGCATCGCTGATCTCCTTTGCTTCATCCTTTAGACCTAGCAAGAGAGCATCTAGCATGGTCTTATCTAATTCGAGTAACTGCTGTGGCGCGATCCCCAATCTAATGCTTAGCCTAGCGATTAGATAGGTGAAAGGTAGATCGCGCTTTAAGACAAAGGGTCTGAGTCCTCAACGCTAACACTCGTAAGTGTTTCAATGAAGTCAATCCCAAAAGGCTTAACAGATTCACCTGACCTGCGTGTTATTTCCCATGCGAGCCAATAAACATGACTCTGCAATTCCTGATCTCTAAACGCCTTATGAAAACCCATTTTAGCGTATTGCTCGAATGCGTATTCCACCGCTGGGGTGATTTCGCCTTCTAACACGCTTCCATCTGTACGAACGATCTTTAGTCTTGCCATGGTTTGCCCCTTTGTTAGTTTTTTAGAATGTGCCTGTTGAAGCTACTGCAATGGTTGAGTTAGCAGTAAATGTGATTGATTGTGTGCCAATATCGCCAACAGCACCATTGATGTCTGTTGTGTTATTGACTAGCAATGAGACTGTGTACAAAGGATTAGTCGCTGAGACTGCTGTTCCCTTTGTTTGTAGGAATACTGCTGTTACAGTCGTTCCCCAAGCAGCCTGCAATGTTGCTAGAACATTTGCTGATGCTGTGTCATTTAGGAAATCGATTGTTACAGATGATGCTTCCAAGCCTTTAACGAACTTGTGTGCTGAGTCACCCATTGCAGTTACTTCTAGCTCATCGAATGAACGGTTGATTGTTACTGCGGTTACATGGTCTGAAAGATCGACTGAGTTAATCTTCACACCTACATTGTTATTTAGAAATACAGCCATGAGATTATTCCTCGTCCTTCTTAGTAGTTGCTGGCTTTGATACTGCTGGTGCTACCTGCCCGATCTTG